TATAACCAGTCGCCGCTGTGTTAACAGTTGTCGTTGGAGCAGCTTGCGAATCCTTGAAGAGTCTCCACTTACCGTCTGAAGCATCACGGAAGATACCTGAGTAAAGGTCTTGCGTACCGCTGGTATCATACATACCAAACAGACCGATGTCAACTGCGTCAGTTGCGTTATTGTCGTTACCGACGAATACGAGAGGATCGGTTACTGTTAGAGTTGTCGAGTTAACAGTAGTTGTTGTTCCCGAAACTGTAAGGTTTCCAGCAACTGTTACGTTAGCACCCGAAAGTGTCAGGGCAGTAGTTCCGCCCGATGACTTGATGTCGTTTCCTGTGACTGTTAGGTCACCAGCAACAGCAACGTTTGCACCGTCAAGTGTAAGTGCAGTAGCAGAAGATGACTTAATATCGTTACCAGTTACGGTAAGATCGCCAGCAACAGCAACGTTTGCAGCATCAAGCGTAATCGCAGTAGCAGAAGATGACTTAATGTCGTTTCCTGTGACTGTTAGGTCGCCAGCAACGGCAACGTCTGCACCCGAAAGAGTGATAGCAGTTGTGCCACCATTTGCTTTAATGTCGTTACCGCCAACTGTGAGGTCACCAACAAGGGTAACGTCGTCAGTAAGAGCAACAGTAACAGCAGCAGTTTCTGAACCAGAACCTGTAATAGCAATTTGGTTTGCAGTTCCCGCAGCAGTAGCAACATAGTTACCAGTTGTATCAGTTCCGAGAGCAACCGAGTTAGCAGCAATCGAAGCAACACCTGCTTCAGTGATTGTAATATCGCCAGAAACGGCAGCGTAGATGTAATCGCCGATATCTTCAGCAGTAATCTTTCTGTTTGCAGTTGCCGAAGCATCATAAACAAGGAATTCGTCTGCATCAGCAAGTGCTGTCAGAGCAGTAGTTCCAGTAATATCAGCAACGATACCAACTGAATTGTCTGAAATCGTTGTCTTGATACCAGCAGTACCAGCAAAAGTCAGAGTTCCACCAGTCGAGAAGGAATCAGTATTTGGAGTTCCTTGGTTGTCGCTGATTGTGAACGAAGACGAAGCAGGTGCCGAGAATGAAAGCACGCCAGAACCGTCTGTAGTAAGAATCTGACCACTATCACCATCATTTGCAGGCAAAGTAAGTGTGTAATCCGCCGCAAGAGTATCTGGTGCCTTCAGAGTTACTTTGTTATTTCCGTTGTCGGATGCTTCTGAAAGAAGAACTTTAGCAGCAACCGATGTAGTTCTGTTGGTTAGAAAGGCATCAGTTTTATCTGTATAAAACTTACCACCGACTGCATGAATTGTGGCAGTTTCACCTTCGATTGATTCGATATAAAGTTTTGCAGCAGCACCGTTACCAGATGCATCTTGTGCGTATGCCATTTCGCCTTCTAGGAGAGCAGCCGTTGTTGGAGCAGTAGATCCAGCACTTCTCTTAATTTGAATAATTGTCGACATTTAGGAAAATCCTTATTGGTTATAGTTTAGTTTTAATACGTTCCGCCATCAATATTACCGAGACTAATTTCCTCGGCAGGTGCTGCTTCCCACTTTCCACTTGCCGAATTAAATATCAGCGTATAACCATCTTGCAGCTCATCAACAACCACATTACTCAAATTTTCGAGTTTTGCAGAGGCATTCTTACTTAATATATTTGTATTTATATTACTCTGACTTCCCACAGAAGTATTAATTCCTCTGTTTAATGGGACAGTTACCTTCACAGACATTATCGTGTTACCTCTGGATTTACTACAACGATGCCTTCTAACACACGAAGTGTTTCTTCATCACTTTCAATTTCAATATCATAAACATATCTTCCTGCTTTTAATGCACTTGATTGTGTTGGTGTTAATGAAATAGTAATTTCTCCCTCAAGAGGAGTTGATTTGACAGCAGTAAAACTTATTGAAGTGGAAGAGTAATAGGATTTTCTTAATTGTCCACGAACAGTAAACTCTGTTAAATCTTTGGCGTCACCGTTTTGGTCGCTGACAACAATTGCCAAGGAAAATGTGGTTCCTTGATCAATATACAAATTTTGAATTGTCGCCATGAGAAACCCTTATAAATTATACTTGAATATTTATAATAACTGGAAATACTATGAAGACGATTTTGATGATTAAATATGGTGAAAAATATTCTGCTGCAGATGTAAACAGAATAGTAAATGATACTGGTAGAAAGTATAACTATGCTTGCGTCACCGACGATCCAACAGACCTAGATCCTATCATAAAAATAATTCCATTACCAGAAGATGTAGAGGGGCATTGGATTAAAATCTGGATGTATACTCTAGAAGGTTTAGGCGATACTTTATACTTGGATCTTGATGTTAGGATACAAAAAAATATTGATCATCTCTGGAATTCCATTGACATTGTTCCCACAATAGCGTATACTTACTGGAAGAATAAAGAATGGCCTGAGTATGATTATGGTACCCGTGGTATGCGATACTTGAGTAATTATAACTCGAGTGTTGTAATGTGGAAAGAAGGAACTGTTCAACATATTTGGGAACACTTCGAGCGCAACTCTGATTACTTCATGGTTAAATATTTTGGTGATGATAGATTTTTGTGGCATGAAGATTTTCGATTTAATCGTTTCGCAAGAGGCGAGTTATACTCATTTGTTTATGGTGCAGATTATTATGGCGTAGATGATGACAACGAATCCTTTGTGTATCGCCCCAAGTATACAATAGCATTACTAAATGGATTAGACCAGTTTCCTGGAGCAGATAAGAAATATGATGAACTTCGTATGCATTAAGTGGGGCAACAAGTATCCCGCCAAATATGTTAATAATCTTCACAACATGGTAAAACGAAACTACGCAAACGAGTTTACATTTACCTGCTATACTGATGACGCAGAAGGGATTGAGTGTGACACTGCACCGATCCCCGACGATGGAGTTTTACATCCCAAATATTGGTTCGGCAAAGAAACCTTCTGTTTTGATCGAGCAAAGTTCTCCGTATTTAATTCACATAACTGGTTAGGATATGAGGGCAACTGGTGTTATTTTGATCTTGACGTTGTAATCCAGGAAGATATAACTGATGTTCTGGAACTTGCGCAGAAACCTCGAATCATTCAATGTCGCTGGCAACCCGAATCTCAGAAACACAATAGATTGTTTATTGACATTCGAGGAACTTTCTACAACTCCAGTATGATGCTTTGGTCAGGAAAATCTTGCGAGCACATTTACGAAGATGCAATCGAGAATTCGGAATCGATATTTAAAACTTTCTTCAAGGGAAGTGATAACTATCATTACTGGAGGCAGAGAGACTTCTGGAAAGATATTCCAGGTGGATGGATATATTCTTGGAATCGCGGAAAACATCACCCAGATGATATAGAGCGATTTAAATTTAGACAAGACGCCAAGATCTGTCTGTTTAATACTGACAACATTCCACATCCGTCAGCAAAAGAACAGATAGAATTGTCTGACTGTAAAGATGAAAACATTATTAGGTTGTGGCAATGAGAGTTAATTACGTCTGCTCTAAATGGGGAACAAAATACTCTGCTGAGTTTGTCAATCGACTTTATCGAATGACGAAGAAAAATACTCCAGAAGAATTTGAGTTTCACTTCTATTGCTACACGGATGACAGCGAGGGATTCGATGAAGAAATTAAAGTCATCGACTTCCCAGACATTCCCGACATCCACCCAAAATATTGGTTCGGATCTGAGGATTTCAAATACGGCATGGCACGGTGTTGGGACAGACCTAAGACGTTCATCTTCAATACCCACAACTTCGCGGACGATAAACCTACTGGAAGGTTTGTCTTTTTCGACCTTGATGTCATCATTCAAAACGATCTATCGCCAATCATCACCTATGATCTAGAGAATCCTACCAAGTTACGCTCTTGGTGGCAGGATCCTAGACCCATGAAGTCTCGTAACTTTAAGTTGGCACATGGTGCATATACCAATGGTAGTTGCATGGTGTGGTCAGATGATCAGACAGAATGTATCTGGCAGGATGTTTTAGAACACCAAGAACGTATTTGGTTTACATTTACGGACGGAACAGATAACTATCACAGTTGGCGCTGGGGTGACTTTAGTAATACTCCACTGTGGAAACATTTTCCCAATACCTTTGCTTACTCATATAATCGTGGGCGTGATTGGGATTCGGATGATCTAGAAGTCGGAATATATAGAAAGGACTGTATCCTGTGCGTGTTTAATGTGGACTTGCTTCCGTTCCAAGATAATCGCAGAGGCAAAGTGAAGCAAGAGTCGCTCGTCGATTCTAATCTTTTAGAGCATTGGAAAGTTTGATGATTAATATCTACACAGTTAAATGGGGATACAAATATGATTCAGAACATGTCAATCGTGTTCTTGAACAATGCAGAGAGCACATAACAACTGATTTTAATTTTTACTGTTTGACGGAACACCCGCTTGGATTACATAAAGACGTCATTGTAATTCCATTTCCTGAAGACAATTACTATGAGAAGTGGTGGAACAAACTATACTTGTTTGATCGACGAGTCGTAAACCATTATGGGCAAAAACTTTTTCTCGATCTGGATATTGGTATTCAAAATAATATCGATTGTATCGTAGACCACGATCCAGGAGAGGGGTTATCGTTTGTTCGCACTCATTGGCATAACATGGAAAGAATGAAACGAGATACGAACATCATTCCTCGAGCATATACGGATCTAAATTCTAGTGTGTTAAGATGGAATGATAGATTAGATATTGATAAGATTACTAAGTTTGTGACAGATTATCCTGATCAAATGTTTTTTCATTATCGCGGTCTTGATAATCTATTCGGTCACAAAAGAGAACAACTACTGAAAATTAATTTTTTCCCAGATGGTTGGGTATACAGTTACAACTACGGGTACATGTGGCCGATTGATGTGAGGGAACGAGTACACCGAGAAGAACCACTTATTTGCTTATACGATTCAATGGAAAGACCACAAGATGTTAAACTATAATTACTTGAATAATTACCGTAACTGGGGTGATGGGTTAGATAAGATCGCCCACGAAATGCCTCATAAACACGAGGACTTCCGTAAGTCCATGAATCCAAATACAATGGATGCTGCTATATGGATGGTAGAAGAACTAAAGAAATGCATTGATTCGTCTGAGAAGTTGAATATAACTATTCTAAATTCTTGGTTGGGTTTCCCCCTTGTTCCGCTTCTTTGTGAGAATCTATCTGTCAAGAAAATAAATCTGATTGATGTTGATAACGATGCACTAGAACTATCAAAGGTTTTTAATAGACACTATAATAATGACAGAGGTATCGAACTTAATCACATTAATTGGGATGTTCCATTTGCATACCATGACATAAATGCATTGGAAACTGATATAGTAATTTCTATCGGTTGTGAAACCATGTATCCCCTAAAGAAAATGACGACCGCAAATCACAATTGTATTTTTGCTTGTCAGTCATCAAATGTTTTCAAAGAAATGTATGGTATTAATTGTGTTCCAACAATTGAAGATCATATCGAGAATGTTGGAGTAACTGATGTTTCTTATAGTGGATCTATTAAACAGTCTTACTGGTCATGGGATGGTAAGACAGAATTCGATCGCTTCATGGTAATAGGAACAAAGTAACATGGCAAGAGCAAGAGTCGTCGCACCACCACCAAAAGATTATATTCCAGAACCATTAGTAGCAACTCCACCTCCATCCGAAATTGTTGAAGAACAAGAGTGGATAGAAGGGAATATGGAGGAAGAAATTATTGAAGTGGAATTAAATGAACCCTCTCAAGAAGAACTTGATAGAGAAAAAATCGCACAAGAAAAACATGAAGAATTGCAGCGGCAGAAACTTGCAGTAGAAGAAGAATCGAAAGTAGCAGCAGAAACAATTGCTAAAGCAAAAGAGATTGTAGAAAATCCTCCTGTCAAAATTGAGACAGTTATAGAAACAATTGTAGAAACTGTGCACGTCACAGATCCAAAATTGGTTGAAGAATTAGATCTTCTTAGAGCAGCAAATGAAAAACTTGTGCGCGAAAATGAAGCAGCAGCAAAAGCAAAAGAAGAGCAAATTCTAAAGGTGCGCAAACAGGCAACTGATCAAAAAAGTAGTCAGTTGAATATGGTCGAGGCAAGAAAACCCTCGTTGGTGAGTAAAATTAAGAGTTTCTTGAAGCGGAGAAGAATAAAATCTGCTACCAACCCTTTACACACAAACTACGAGTTCGCAATTATACAGCAGGCATCCGTTGCAGTTCCAAAAATGTTAGATGACATGGAAAAGATGCACGAAAATTTAGTTATACTCGAGGAACTATTGGTCAAATATAAAGAACGCCAGAAGATTACTGAAAATGAGAAGCGTCCTCGCCACTAATATCTTCAATCATTGAACGCCAAATTTCAAGATGCGGTACAACATATCCTAAAGTCAGTCTCTTAGCAGAGTTGCCGCAGCAGTGGTATACAATTTTATTTGGATCGCTGCGATCACCAAAGTGTCCAACCTTACATGACCATCCCTTTGGATCAATCATAGTAACAATTTCTTTTGTTACTGGATCTAAATAGCGGAAGTATCCACCATTTTCTTCTGAGTTATATGTGATAAGAATATTATATCCTGATGCATTCCAGTTGGTATGCCAACCCATAAACCCATCTTCAGGATAGTAAGTAAATACAGCATTGTTTCTTGC